AGCGTTTTCGGGTAGCTCATCGTAGACGTGAGTTTGAAATATAGTCTCCTTACTTATGCCCCTTTCCCCTAGTCCATATATCCTCCAGTAGTTTTCGTCTGTGTCCTTTAGTCTTTCAATCTCATCTATTACCTCCTTGTTTAAGAAAGGATTGTCTAGGTACGTAGACTTAAAGAAGTCGCAGTCATCTCTAGGTATTACCGTATCGTATAGCCAGTGGTATTCTTCAGATGGGTTAAAGTCTATNAATATCTTGTANAGAGTACGCATAGAAATTTGCACAAATACCTCTTTAGCTAGTTCTGTACACTCGTTAAGAAAAACGAAATGGTGCTTTGCCCCCCTGAATTTGTCAGGTTGATCTGCGCTTATAAACTGAACTAGGTTGCCGAATAGATTGTACGTGTTCTCTGTCTTGTTATGGAACTTCTCCTGATACCAACCCGCTTCTTGTATGATGTTAAAGAAGTCACGCATGACACTAGCGCGTAACGAAGGAAAACTTCTGCGTATAATGGTAATAGTAAAGTGTGAATTTTGGTACGTGTAGCACCATTCACACAGGCAATGTAAAACCGAATAGGTCTTACCACTTCTACTCCCTCCTTGCAAGCAAACTATACGCGCCTTGCTTCCCTTTACATCGTAGTACGCCTTTGGCTGTTTCACGTAGTCAGGTTCTCATCTTCTTGGTCTGTCCTATCCAATACCTCATCAAACCACGACGGGGGCTTAGAAGCCTCTAAAATCGTTATGTCTGTTTCTACTTGCTTAGGCATAAAGTATGGCATCAAGCTGCTCAAAGCCTTCAGGTATTTCTCGTCGTTGTTCTCACGTAATATGCCTAGTGAATTTCTGATATTATCCATCTCGCCTTCCATTACCTGCACAAACAATTCTCGTGCTTCGCTAGAAATTTTACCCTTAGCACCTTTTGGTTTACCATTTGGATTACCACTCTCTCCTTTTTTAAACGGCATATCTCATTGTATTTTATTGTAAGTTACAATGGAAACATCCCTACCGTACAACATTGGCAGTGCGTTTTCATACATGGCATAATGTACAGCAGGGAATCCAAAACCTATTTCAATTTTTTTACGAGCATCTGATATTCATATAGTCCATCTTTATGAACTACGTTTCCGCTATATATCCAACCATGCTTTGTGCCTTGCAGCATCCATTTTTTAAATCTTTCATCATCTCGCTGCTTTACTACTTCATTTTTTTCCTGCTCATCATAAGTCAGTCTGTATGCTCCGTATGGATCAATGGTAACTATGCCTTTGTCGTGCATCTCACTTAGTCTTGCTGATGCTGTTTGATTCTTTAAGCCTAGCATAAACTCAATTGTTTGTAAGGTATTTGCTCCTTTGGTTTCTAAGTAAGAATGTATCTGCTGTTGCATAGATTCTTTCTTAGGCTTGATTTCTTCGTGGGCCTGGTAACTTGCTTTACTCATCTTCTAGTCTGCTTTTAAAATGTTGAATAATCTTTTCTGTTTTTACTTTGTAGTAGTCTTTAAATTCTCCCTCTCCTCCTTCTTGCTTGTACAACTTGTAGAGCACGGCACGTAACCTTTGGCTCTGTGTCTTCTTCTTGTCGTACAGGTCTAACTCTATGTTGTCTAACTCTTCAAACGGTACGCTGTCTTCAGGCGAATCTTCAGCCCTGAAGTACAGTATCCCGAATGTATCTAACAAACTATCTATGTTCATTAGGTCTTGGCTTGTCTGCTCTTGTGTAAGCAAACGTAAACTTACGCTCCTATCCTTTCTGCGTTGGTATCCATCAAGGATTGCTGGACATAGGATTTTCATTTGTCACAGCTTATGGCGTATGCTTTTTCTAGTTGCTCTAGCTTTTGTAACACACACGTTCCGCAATTCGTTTTTTTCAAACGCATTCCAAATGTGCGTTGATATACGTCAATGAACGTTTCCTGGTAAGCCAATGAAACTGTAGTTCCTTCGTGGAACTTAGGCTTCAANACTTCTACCCATAGTTTCTGATCGGCTTTGCTCATGCCGTCATACTTAGGAAATCTATTATTAAGATACTCCTTTCTTTTCTTACATCCACAGTCTTTGCCCGTTATCTCAGAGACTTTTTCAACTACTTTCTTAATTCCCGTAGCTTCTGTAAACTTCTCAATGTCATCCCCCAGCCCTTTCGATTTCTTGCGCTTTGGCTTTGATGTGCGCTTGGGCTTTCCTAATGCTTCTGTAGATTGTTTGTCTGTTAATTCCTGTGGCATCGCTAAATGTGTTTAATGAATGACTGTGTAAATAATAGGCTTTAAAAATTTCTCTGTCAAACCAGTTGATTTCCTGCAATATAGAGAATACCATACCTAATTGTTTTTTTTCTCTGTAAATGATCATGCCGTCATCCAGCATCATCTGCTCTATATCAACCTGTGTTTTCAGCTTTTCGTATTTCTTGTAGTGTTTGTAAAATTTCCCGTCTTCATGCCAGCTTGCAATGCGCATAGCTCTTTTCATATATGCCATAATCTCTCCCCGCGTACACAACTTATCAATCGCTTCTCCTTTCGCTAAGAAAGTCATAGACATATCGTGCAACAAATCTTCGCCCCAGGTTTTACCCGCAACATATTCTGCATACCTCCGTAGCGTTTCGTATTCGTTAGTTAGAAAGTTTTCGAAACAGGTCATTGTAATGCGCTGTCATTTCTTGTAATTCTCCTAATGAAAACTTCGTTGTGCTATTGCTCATGCGTAAGATTTTATCTGCTGTTCCTTCGCCGTAGATATTGTCTAACCTCTTTGCGAATAGATACTGCTGTCCTCCTGTCATGTTGCACTGTTTACACTGTGGCATCATATTGACTAGCCCTTCTTCTGGCTTGTATAACCATCGGGTACTCATCTTCGATCGCGTAATAAAATGGCCGCAATCAACTAGTTTCCAGCTTTTCCTTGCNGTACACGTAAAACAATTGACCATGCCGAATTCATCAGCATTCGATTTCCTTACGTAATCGCTCAGAGCTTTGTCTAGCTTTACTTTAGCTTTAGTCTTCGTCACCATCATTTGTAAAGTCTGTGTGTTCGCAGCAAGTACCGCATATTTCCCAGTCTCCGAACTTAGGTGTCCCGCAACAAGTGCTTACTAATTCTTTATTCTTCATTGTGCCAATTATTTTTTTCACGCAGTCTTGTTCCTATGCCCTGCTTCTTTTGTTCAGGCTCTTTTGTCTTTAGGCTATCATACAATTCAACTAACCCTAAAGGCTCTAAAGATTCTTCTGTCTTTTCGACCATCTCCTTTTTCTGCTCCCTGGCTTTTTGCTCTAATATTTCAGCCCGTGTCTCTCCTTGATATTTTGACAGACAGTCTAAAATCTCTGGTGTCTTTAGTCGTTCATACAATTTACCGTACTTACCTTTTCGTATCCAGTCGAAACACACTCTAATTTCTTCGAGAGTCAGCGTAGGGTTTTCTTCTATGATGGATCGGCAACAAAACTTCAATTCTGAATCGCTGCTAATTGTCGTCTTGCAGTCTAATTCTTTGCAAAGCCTTCCAACTTCTGAAACAATCCAACCGCGAACAGCTTGAGGAGCAACTTTTAATGCAGATTGAATGTTAGTGCCTTTGTTCCATGCGTCTATGGGGCTAATGTGCTTGTCGCTATCCTTGAGTAACGAATGACTCAATCGAGTTAACGTCAAAGTTTTCTGTTCGGAATCCTTTACTATTTGCTGCATGTTGCTCTTGTTGTTTCTGTTGTCTTCGTACCCAATTTCTAGCAGTTGCTTTCCAATCCTTAATCTTATTGCCTCCTTTTAGTTTCCATTCTGTCTGATCGTACCAATCCATAAACGGTTCTGCTTGGTTAGGCATACCCAAATCTAAAAAGTAATCCATACACACCTGAAGGCTTTCAGGTCTACTTGTTTTCATTGGTTTGTTAATTGGTTTAGTAGTTGGTATAGGTATGTCGTACTTTTTTCCGGTTGCTACCCGTACTTTTTTCCGGGTGTCAACCGTAGTTTTTTCCGGTGTATGACCGTAATTAATTCCGGTTGTTAACCGTAAAATTCTACGGGGTCTGCCATTGATTTTTCTTATTTCGCGGATAATGTAACCTTTTGTTTCTATTACCTTTAATGATTTTTCAATTGTACTTGCACCCAATCCTATGTGATCGCTTAAATGCTCATTGCTAATGAAGCAAGGTAAACCGTTTCTAGAAAAACTGTCAATTTCTAAAATCAAAAGCTTTTGCGTCCATGATAATTCCTTGTCTAGGTACAGTTCACGCGGAATCCATACGCCCTTAAATTCTCTACTCTCCATGCTTGTATTGTTGTTTGTTGGTTAACTCAACTAACTGGGTATTTATTTCATCTAACATACAACCTAGTTGATATTGCTTACGAGCAGTAGAAAGTTCTGCGTGTAAAAAAAACAACTGATGCCGTAGTAGGCGTAACTCATTGATGGACAGCTTGTAGATGTTTAACGTCATCGCATCGCTGTTCAATCATTTTGACTACTTCTTCTACTGGTACGTCACCCCATTTACTGAGCTGTGGCACGTATGTAAAAAATTTCTTTGGGTCTTGATTGTACCAACGGTTCACAGTATTCTTCCCTACTTGTAAGGCTTCGCCAAGGCGATTCTGTGTGCCAAATTTTAATTTAATGAATGTGTCTAAAGTCATTTCTTAATTCGTCTAATACNTTTAATACCATAAGTGCGTTTTGCTTCGTCTCTTCTGCGGAATTAGAATAAGATGCCGCTACGCCTATAGCCCATTTTAAATCCTCTGGCATTGGTTCGTGAATGTAATCCCATTCCAATGTCGATCCATCTTCTAGTGTTTGCTTCAGTTTTCCCATACTCTTATTTTAAAATAAAATACATAGAAATTAATGCGCCTATGCAATAGCCAAGACTACTCGCTAGAGCTAAATAGAACCTGCCTCTCCAGGTTTTCTCGTCTGCTACATACCCAGCAAAGGGAAGTGCTATGAATGGGCCTAGAAAAGCCCATAACATAGTCGCATACATATCTTTATTTGATACCGAATAGATATACATCGTACTCCCAATCTCTAATGCTAGAGCAGATATAAAAATTATCGCGTATTTCTTTGACATCAGAACGGTAAATCATCATTGTTCGCTTCGTACTTAAAGTCATCTAAACCGTCTCGCATATCAATAAACATACGTGCAGCCCTAGCAATCTCATCAGGTGTCAATTGTCCTGCAGATGTTGTGACTAGTTGTAGATAGTTTATAGAAGTATTGATTGCCCATTGCCTACCTATGCGAAGCTGATCTTCAGCAGACAACTTACCACCACCGCCTTTTGACTTCCATTCACCCTTAGGCTTACTTAAAGACATACGTTTGTTTCCGTGCTTGTCTGTCCATTCTTTTGTCACTTCGCATTCATCTGTTACTTGCCATCTGTTCTCAGATTGTGCAGTTACGATTCCTGATCTTTGGTCGTCAAGTAAAACCTCGAAATTAAAGCAGTCTATACCGTCTTGATTTTTCCAAGGTTTACCTGAAGTCTGAATTTGAACTATTTTGCTCATGTTTAATTATGTTGGTTAGAAATTTCTTCGTTGATTTTGTCCCATTGCAGGACGTTTAGTAAATCCTCAGTGATGTTCGTAATGTCCATGCGAACTCCTGCTTCACTTACTAAATCTATTTTTACTATCTCAAATTCTTCTGGGTCATCTGGTACGTCATAGTCGTTTGAAGGTGTATGAGCGTAATATCTATATGACACTTCTAAATGGTGAGTCTCGCCTACTTCTATATACTTTGCGTTCATTACCTTATGCTTTCTACTAGTTTGTGTACTCCTAGCATAAAACTGTCTGCTACTGTCTTTGCGTGTACTTGTCGTAGCCTTGTATAGTCTGCTAGTTTAGCCTCGCATTTCTCAAGCAAAGCCTTTACTTCTGCCTCCATCTCAGGATCGTCACCTGATTCTTTCAAACCTTGGTGCAATTCATAGAACTCCTCAGTTCTATCAATCCATCGGTACTCCCTATAAATATCTATTGTGTTTGTCATGAAGCAAATATAGTGTAAAGTAATCAATAATGCAACATACTAAAACACAAAAAACCCCCATCTCGTTAGACAGGGGCTTTGCGTCGAAGAATGATGCCGCAAATATTACGACACACAAGATAAATTTACTTGTTGTTCCTGTTCTTTCCAAGTACAACTGCTTGTAAAATACGTGACAACACGTTTACAATGCGATCGTCTTTCTTGCTTTCAGTCAAAGCTGTTAATGTGCCACCTGCAATGAGGACGGCATTTAAAATTTCACTCCAGTACATCGTTAAAAATTCCATGTTTATTTATTTAAAAATTCATATTTGTCTTGTACGCGAAAGCTAGGGCAAGCCTTACTAGAAAACTCGTTATGTCCGTGTACGCTTAAATCACCAAAAACTACGCGAAGGCTGTTTACTAGGTGCAAGAAACTTACATCTTGCTCCATTGTCATTGTATCTGTAGGCACTAAGTCTTTGTTTAGCCCACCTACGTATGCTATTCCTACGCTGTCAAAATTATGCCCTTTAACGTGCGCTCCTTTCTTTCTTATATCCCGTCCCGTAGCTATTTCTCCGTTAGCATAAATAACATAATGATAGCCTATTTCTGACCATCCCCTTCGCCTGTGGATGTTGTCAATCTGACTTACGTTTAGCTCTTGCCCTGCAATAGTTGCAGTACAATGCAGTATAATTCTAGTTAGATCCCTCATAGCATAAAAATAGAAGCCAACAGCAATCCAATCATACCTACTACAATTAAGTAGAAACTGTCCTCGTATTGCCTTGGAGATTTCATTCGATCCCTTTTTGTTTACGCATATTCCATGTAAAAATCACTAAAATCTTCTACGCTTACCATTCCCGAATTGAATCGAACATTTGGGATTTTCTGCCATGTGTACCCGTACCCAACTTCGTAATTGCTTGGATGTATATCTACCTTAATTAAAGCCTGAATTTCATCTATTTGAACAAATACTGAGGTATGGGTATCGTATTCGTTGTACTGACTGTACGCATCTAAACGCAATTTTCGAGTAATTACTTGTGCCATTTCATGCGCTATGTCATCACAAATACCGCCTGTACCATACGCTTCACTATAGCCGTCAATTTGATCCCAATCATCATAAACATCTTGGGCTACCATGGCTAGGTTTCGCGCTATGCCCTCAATATCATAGATTATATCATCTATCATTCTATTCCTTTTTTAGCTAGTAAGATTTTAATCTCGTTTACGCCTTCAAGCAAAACATCTAAGGATTGTTGCACCCTGGTTTCCTGCTTTTCCAAGCTAATTAAACGGCTTTTCACTTTAGTAAGTTCGTTTTCCATCTTAACATACGTTCCGATTATTCCCCCTACTGCCCCGATCGCTACACTAATTAATTCGTAGTTCAT